CAAAAGCTGTACTTTGTAAAGAACACTTCAGGCCAAAGCGTTATCCTGACACAAGGTTCTGGCGGCAACGTCACAATCGAAAACGGCAAGTCAGCCATTGTATACTCTGATGGTGCAGGTACAGGCGCAGCGGTTGTAGACCTTACAAGTACATTTGATTTCACTACTCTGACAGGTCTTACCCCGACAGTCACTCATGGTATCGTTGCAGATGGCACTGACTTCATTAGTACAGGTTCATCGACAGATGCGTTCCAGATGCCAGCAGGTTCTACTGCACAGCGTCCAACGCCAGTCAACGGTATGCTTCGCTACAACAGCGATGACGCAGCCTTCGAAGGTTACGCGGACGGAGCTTGGGGCGCGATTGGCGGTGGCGGTACAGAAGCTGGCGGTGCAATAGTTACGAACCTCACAACAGCTTCAGTAAGCTATACATTCCCATCAGGTACAAACGGTATGTCTGTTGGGCCGATTACAATCTCTAGCGGTGTTACAGTGACCGTTGCCAGCGGACAACGCTGGGTAGTGCTTTAAGGAGAAAGATATGAGTATCATCGCAGCAGGCACATCAAGCGGTCAGGCTCTGGTAAACACAGGGAATACAGACGGCACCTTGGTTCTGCAAACGAACGGCAGCACAACTGCATTGACACTGGGTGTAGATCAATCTGCAACATTTGCTGGTGACACAAGTGTTTCTGGTGAGCTTATTGCTACATCTTTGAATGAAACTTACGTTGCTCTATCAGGAACTACTCCAACTGTAGACTGCGAAGCTGGCAATGTATTTGCTCTTAGTACTACAGGAAACACTACGTTTACGTTTAGCAACCCACCAACATCTGGCACTGGGTATGGGTTTATCCTAAAGCTAACGGCTGGTGGTACACATACAATTTCTTGGCCTGCAAGCGTAGACTGGGCAGCAGCTACAGCCCCCGATGCACCTGCTTCAGGTGAAACCGATGTCCTTGGATTCTTGACCTACGATGGTGGGACAACGTGGTATGGGTTCCTAGCAGGAGATGCAATGGGATGAGTTTTACTCAGTTCATAACTCAGCTTGGTGCAGCAGGAGCTGGTGGAGCAGCTTACGAAGCAAACGGCGTAGACTGGAACGGTAGTTCTTGGTTGAATCGAACAAGCTCTCTTCGATCCGATGGCGGTCAGTTTACGCTTTCTGTTTGGTTTAAGAAAGACGCAAGTTCTTCAGGTGGCTCTTTATACCATCATGCCATGAATGGGCAATATGGAGCATATCCTGCAATGTATTTGACCGTGAACACGAACGAAGCTGTTAGTTTTGATTTGAACAGCTATGCTGGTTCTATTTTAATGGCAAGAGGCAGCGGAAACAATGTTGCTATTGATGGGCAATGGAATCATTGGATGGGAAGTTGGAACGGCACTTCAGCACACGTTTATATAAACGGAACCAGCTATGCTCCAAGTGTTTCAAATGGAACTATACCTTGGAGTAGTGGAATCATAGATATGCGTGTTGGCGGCACTTCTGTTTACACGCCATTCAACGGTTCTATGGCTGAGTTTTATCTTAACGATACATACATTGATCTAAGTCAAGCATCGAACAGAGCTAAGTTTTATGATTCGAGTAACCTTCCTGTTGATTTAGGTGATGATGGGTCAAAACCAACTGGTTCTCAGCCATTGGTTTACTTCAAACTAAACTACAACGATGGTGTCTCAAACTTGGGCAACAACTTAGGTTCGGCAGGAAATTACACGGTTGTTGGTTCAGGACAGACAGATGGCGGTGTTGTGACCGCATTCCCGTAACCAACCTATAAGGAGATGATAAATGGCAGTAACAATTAACGGTACGTCTGGCGTTACCACTCCGGGTTTTACGTCTTCGGCTAACGGCACGGTGAACGCAGAGCTTATTGCGACATCGTATAATGAAACCTATGCAGGCTTAACAGCGGCAGCGACAGTGGATATCGATTGTCAAACAGGGAACTTTTTCTCTTTAACGACAAACCAGAACACCACGTTTACATTCAGCAACCCACCCTCAAGTGGGACAGCGTTTGGCTTTACGTTGCAGCTAACAGCAGGTGGCACCCATACGATCACTTACCCTGCGGGAGTAGACTGGGCAGGTGCCACGGCTCCTGATGCTCCGGCTTCGGGGGAAACAGACATACTTGTTTTCACAACACGGGACGGCGGCACTACATGGTACGGTGCGCTGGCAATTGACGCGGCGGGATAAAGCATGAGCAATATCAGCAAGATACTGACGATGGCTTCTGGCGGCGGTGGCGGTGGGGCGTTTACCCTACAATACACTACTGCAGCCAATGATACTTTTAGGAATACTGGCGGTTTAAGCAAAAGCATTGACGGCAACAATATGTTTGTGGCTTTTACTGTAAGCACTGTTGCTAATGGGTATGTCGGGTACGTTGCATCTTTTCCAATAGCAGATTGGGCAAACCCAAATTGGGAAAAAGAAATATCAAACAACAGTGGCTCAACGAACAGATGTGGTTATGCAGGATGCTGTCAGAGTTCCTCTAGCACCTTATTTGCTGCTGGGATTTCAAATTGGCGTACAGACAGCACAACTACAGACCATCTTTGGCATGCTATTAACTCAAGCACAGGCGCATCAAGTGATGTTATAAGTGAGATAAATTATCCAGCAAGTACTCAAGGGTATTTTTCTGTACTTGCTTCTCCATTTAACACAGACACAGTTTACATGATGGGTCAGTATGATGGCATAATTGGGAGTGGCGATCAGGTTATTGTTCGAGTTTCCACAAGTAGTAGTCAAATTACTTACCAACAGCAGGCAGCGTATGGTGACTCCAATAACGATGAGGGGGGTGGTTTAGCGATTACATCTGGTGAAAACCTTTACTTGGGAATATCCAGACTTCAAACTAGCCCAGACCTTTCTCGCTATGCTGGTGTCATAAAAGTTGAGCAAGGGCCGGGACTCATTCTGTGGTCAAAAGAGCTTTCAAGCGGGAATACCATTAATGATCTCCAGTATACATATGGAGTTACAAATGACGCAAATGACGATTGCGTATTAATTGGAAGAGATAACTCAGAAGCTCTGCTTGCGAGACTTCGTAACTCAGATGGTGCTACTTTAGGTCAACTTATTATTGATGACACAGATGGAACTATTATAGGCAAACAAGTCATCACTGACAGTAGTAATAATGTTTATGCTATTTTTAATGTTAGTAGTTACGTTAAGGTTGCCAAGTTTACCGACATTGGAAACGGCTCTTCTGATTTAGACTGGTGCGTTGAAATAGCTGATACAGGCAGTGCTACGTTAGAGGCACAAATTGGCAGTGGGGTAGAGATAGATGAAACAACTGGTCTATTATACTTGCACGTAGCTAGGACATCCGCAGGTGGGTATGCAATGGTTGTTGGTCTACCTTTGGATGGATCATTCACAGGGAATCTTGGCGCGGTAGACATAAACGATGCCGCTTCAACTTTAACCATAACTGTCGGAACTTTAACAAACAACACTAGGTCTATGACGCGTCAAACATTTACACCGTTCGGTGTGGCTGGCGGTGAAACCTATGGCAACGCAACCCGTTATACAGAAACCCTCACAGAGGGCTAACCGACATATAAAGGAGACCTTAAATGTATGTCAAAATCACAAGCGGTTCAGTAGACACGTTCCCCTATTCAGTGGGACAATTACGCCGCGATAACCCTCAGACATCTTTTCCTCGTCAAGTATCAGATGAGATGCTTGCAGCATATGATGTTTACCCTGTAACAGTTGACGATCAGCCTTCTTATGATGATCGCACACAGACCGTAGCGCAGAACGCAACACCGACAGGTAGCGGTAGCACATGGACGCTAGGGTGGACAACAACTGCCAAGACAGCAGAAGAAACTCAAGAGTATGATGACAACGTAGCGGCGGCTAACCGCAACAAGCGTAATAGCCTTCTCGCCGAAACAGACTTCTGGGGCATGTCAGATATGACTATGAGTGCTGAAATGACTACCTACCGTCAGGCACTTCGTGATATAACTACACATAGCAACTGGCCTAATCTAGCTGACGGCGACTGGCCTACAAAGCCATAATAGTTCAATTGAACTAAAGGAGAAACAGTATGACTACGACAGTTAACGCAGACACATCCACCGGAGGTGCAATAGTAACAGGCGATGCGTCAGGTAACCTTGGCCTTCAGGCGGATGGTACAACCCTGCTGACACTGTCTGGTAACAAAGCATCCTTCAACAAGGGTATCACTGAAGAGTATGAGGCAGTAACGTCTACAAGTAACGCCACCACGGTAAACTTGAACAATGCCACAAACTTCAGTCATACCCTGACTGAAAACACAACATTC